ATTACTTGCCCCTGTTAAACAGTATGTGAAAGACATAGAAGGCATGGGGCGTATGCTGAAAATACTTGATATTAACAAGAGGCGAGCAACGCACCAAGACATCCTTGATGCTATCACTATGTTAGAGTAGGCCATACGCCTCAATTTAAGGACTCTTTTCGGTTTTTCACTGTTCCTTCTGTAATAGATATAGTAATTCCTTTATTGTTTCAGTTGAAATACCGAAATACCGAAAAGAGGGCAAGAGAAGGCATATTGGGGGTTGAAGTATGAAAACAAGCAAGAAAACATAGTATCGCCAAAGGAGGTTGCCTTCTCCTGCTTATTTGGGGGTTTGCCGGATTTACTATATAAGGTAGCGCGTTGGACTATTCCATAGTTATGAACCAAAATGAGAAAAGAATTGAAACCGACAACGACTGAAAAAGTAATAGGGGGAAGCAATCCGAATCTTCCCTTCTTTTACATAGACGAATGGAGAGAAGAAGCGCCTACAAACTTATTGTTTGCAGGACCTTCGGGGACAGGAAAAACAACAGCCGCTATGGTAATAGCGAATGAACTTGGTTATTCCCTCCACGAATTTAATGCCTCCGATGAGCGCGGTATTGATTTCATCCGACACAAAATCAAAACCTTGTGCCAAACATCGGGGTTATGGAATAAGAATCTCATACTGCTTGACGAGGCTGACGGGCTGACTAAACCTGCTCAAGAAGCACTCCGTCGTATCATGGAAACTACGGATGCTATCTTCATTCTTACATGCAATAACATAACATCCATCATCCCTGCTTTACAGTCGCGATGCACGAAATTCACCTTCAAACCGTATTCTTCGGAAGACATTCGCGCGTATTTGCATTTGTTGGATAACGAATGGAGTGATGCTGGTAATATGTCAACAGTGTCCAAAGATTATAACGCCGACGAATTGGCTACTCACTTCGCGGGAGATTTAAGAGCAATACAAAAACATGTGATAAGCGGTATGCCTCTATCACAAGACTCAACAGAATATGATGTGGCGGCGATGCAGATTGCCGCGGGTGATTGGGAGTCCCTTCACCGAACATTACGGGTGATGAATGATAATGGTGTGACTCGTCACGGCATGATGCACCGCATCCACGAACATGTCCTTTCCATAGGACTTGATTCAAAACAACTATATACCTTCTTGTGTGTGTGGGGAGATTTCGTGTTACGAATGCACCAATGGCCCCTATCAAACTCGTCCTTTTTGGACTACTTTGTAGCGACGCTATACACTCAAGAAACAAACAATAAGGAGGAACAAATATGAACATAGATAACCAAAAAGATAGCCCGAACAACGACCTAACCTTTCACGGAGAAGTGGAAGAACGCCTAAAGTGGTGGTCCGAGAAACATAACAAGACGATGGAAGAAGCGCGTGAAGAGTTCACAGCATACCTGCTATCCGACCTCGGTATCAGCAACCCGAAAGATGAAGACGACGACTTCTTGATTGAAGCCGCTGAATCATTCATGGTTGAACGCCGAGTAATGTCAAGCACATCGTCAGCGAACGCAACCGAACTTGTCGGCTACTTCATTGGAGTGGACAGCAAGGTAAGAGACGGTCAAGAACGAAAGCGCGCTCCGGCAGTAACAGCCGCAATGAATGATTTGAGTGAAGCAATCAATCTTGGACTTGTGGCTCGCGCCTACACAGAAGGTGGCGTATGGATGCTTGAGAAGAAAGACGGACCTGTTAAGACAGAAGAAAGCGCAGACGATAAACCGTGGTTCCTCTTTGATGAGCATGGCCTGTCTATTGCTATCCTGCAAAACAATGCTGATTGGAGTCGCTTTGGTGAACCAATCACACCATACAGGTGGCAACGCACATACCACTTCTTTGGTAACGAGAAGGCTAACTTCATGGACGCTCAAGAAACCTTGAGAATAACCATCACTTCTAAGACCGCAGAAGATTGGCATGTCCCTCAAATGTTTGAGCCTTGCACCTTAAAGGTAAGAGCGCGAAACGGAGAACCTTCAAAGGGATGGGAGAATGTATGGAACGGACTACCATTCCCTGCATCAGTCACATACGGTAACATTGTTGAGGAGCAATACATGGATGCTATCAAGCCGGAACGCTTGCTACCATCATCCGATGCTTATGTCAAGGACTTATCCACTCTCGGTGAAATCTTTGATACCAAGAGCGAGACTATCGCAGGGTTTGCAAAACCTATCGGACCAATGGTTCTCATCAAGGCTAAGGTTAGTGACCTCCGACTTGAACCAAGCGACTATGAGTATGACCCAACAGGACACACATACTTTATGCGTGTGACTTCCTTTGACCTTATGCGCTCCTTCGGTGAAGGTAATCGCAGGGATATTGGTGTAGGCATACATGGGTTCCTCGGTGACGAAGCCCATCCGTTTGAAGTTGCGACAGATGAAGGTTACAAACCTTACGCTATCAAGTCAACAGTCATTATCTATGGCCGCCTCGGTGTATCGTTGAAAGACGACGACATGATTCCTAAGATTAACGCGGTTGGTATCTATGCTGTCCCTCGTCTTGCAATTCCCGCAGGAGAAGGTGGAGAAACTACTGTTCAACAATACGGAGAGTGAGACATATGGCAAACTTAAATGATTTGAAACTACAAGCAGAAGCCGAAACCAAGAACGAAGTTGCGCAAGAAATACTTGTCCCCGTTGCAGGGGATGATGCCACGCCTGTCAAAAGCGCGCCTATCGCTCAAGGAATTTGGGGAGAAATCCAAACTGCGGCGGATGAGATACCGGACAATCAAACCTTCATGGGCCTTGTAGGTCCCGAAGGCACAGGTAAGACCGGCATAGTGCTTGACAGCCTCACAGATGAAGAGATTGCGAACGATGAAGTAATCTTCGTGCTTGACTTTGATGGTGGCGGACAAACAATTCGTGCTACTCATCATCGCGCAAACGCAAGGAATATCCGTGTGCTATCTCCGTGGGTCATGCAAGACCAATCAAGGGATGCCTTTGACTATCCGGCTACACATGCGCGAGTCATGAACATTGGTAGGACTCTTGTTGATTGGGCTAATAAACCCGGCAACAAACCAAGACTGAACAGCGTTCTTGTCACAGGGTTAGACCAATGGGATAGTGTTGCGACTAACTGTATGTTCATAGAGGATTTAGGAACTGCACCGGATGGTATCGGTGCTAAAATCAAGCCTCATGAGCAAATCGGTATGCGATTCAATTGGCAAATCCGTTCAACTCGTTTCCACCAACTCACAGCAATTTGTAAAGTGCTTATGAGTCTCGGTGTGCGTGTGTATTGGGAGACTCACTTCAAAGAACTGCAAGACAAATCCGGTGCTGTCATCGGTAAGAAACCTGCATGGGAGAAGCAAACCGCTAACCACCTTAACCAAATTCTTTGGTTTCACAAGAGCAAGGTGCGCGGAGAAGACAATGCTCCAACAGGAGAGATGCGATACGAAGTTGAGTTTGTGAAGAGCAGAACCAACCCTGTGTTATTAGACCAGCGCAGACTTGTTATGAGAACCAAGAAAGGCGAAGCGCCACAATGGTTCGGACTACCGGAACTTCAAGAGGGGCAAGTATGAACAATAACACTAACGAGAATAATGAGTTCCCAAGAACAGGAACACCTGCGCATAACGAAAGCAAACCGCGCGCAGTTGACTCAATAAGCCCCCTATCGGACAAATACCCTGCTTACGAACCTAATCCATCATGTATGGAATGTGGAGGAGAAGGTAAAATTTGGTTACAGGTAACGCTATACGACCGAGACGGTAAAGCAGAAGGTATTGACTACGAATGGGACCCGTGTGAGTGTATTTTCAATTACATGACTGTTGAGGCTGACCCTGCTTGTAAAGCATGTGTTGGGACAGGTGAAGTTGAAGAAGCGCACATCGCAGATGGTGAGAAGATTACCTCATTCTATGCATGCATATGCTTGAGATATGTTCCGACAAAGACTACTGATGGAGATGGTAACAGTGAGTGAGAAGACAGACCCTAACAAATACCCAATACATGTTAGCGGAAGCGGAGCAGTCACAATATACCTATGCGGGGACAAATTGCAATATACGCCTCCTCCTGTTAGGTTGATGGGCAACTCCGATTGGCATGATAAGCGACCCTTGTGTCACAAATGCGCGAGTGAACACTTTGCACAGTTCGGGGAGGTGATTACTTGGCCACCCAAACAATAGTTGAGCGAACCAAACTACTCGCGTTTATCGGCGGGTTTGGTAACAACATTGAAGACTTGCTTTTGGAAGTCAAGAGTAACCGAATACATGGGGCTGTTGACACCGCAACGCACTACTGCGCTAAGAGCATGAGTGTGTTATTGAGCGAAGAAGTCACATACAGACCGGGTAAGATATACATTAGCGATGTGGGCAAAGTGCTGACCTTCCTTAAGTCCTTTTCGCAAGACTTATGTATAGTGAGCCAATGGGACGGCTCTCTTAATTTGAAGGTAGGGGACGATTCTTTACAGTTACCGAGCCACACACACATCCGTTCTGCTCTAACTACTGACCGCGCAAAGGTTGCTATTCAGCAAATGAAAGATAGTAATTACGCGAAGATTGGACCAGCCAAATTACAGGTTAACGGTTCAATCAACATGGATAAACTCAGTGGTCTTGGGGCTGCTGTCAAGGTCGCAGGTAAAGACGCACCTTGTCGCATCAAGGTATCGCCTACTGATTCGGAAATGGTTATCACCGTAGGTCATATTGTAGGAAGCGCTAATGTTATTAGAGTTATTGAGTTGGGTAATACGGGAGGGGATGAAGAAGTGATAACACACTTTGGTTCTCACCTACCTAACACACTCGCGTGTATGGATAGTGGAGTTGTTGACTTCTATATAGGAGGCAACGCCGCCCTTGTTTTAGAACATCAAGAGAAGGATTGCTTGATTATCCTAAAGCACCAACAGGGGGTTAACTAATGATTGCTGATGCGATTTACCATGACGACGCACCACCTACCATTTACACACGCTATCGTGATGAAGAAGAGATATTGATTACTAACACAGTTGAAGGTTACAAGCCTCATTTCTATGTGCCTCAGTCAACACCGGAGTTTAGGTTGAAAGGGTTGAAGCGTTCATACCCTCAAGCAGAAGTGGATATGGATAAGACATACGAAGGTCTTGACGGGACCTTACTCTATCGTGTAAGCACTAACTCACCTTATGACATAAGCCGAATGCGTGAGATGTTTGCTCGCACCTACGAGGCTGATGTTCGGTATGTGGACCAATTTCTAATTGACACTGTTGCTGAGATGCCTAAGTGGAAGCCGCGCAAATGGTGGTATGATATTGAATGTAACACAGGGGATGACAAGTTCACTACTGTTATTTCTGTCATTGATTCCGATTGGGATATACCTATTGTGTTCGCGTGGACTGATGAGACAACCAACTGCCCGTATGACATACCTCAATGGTTTGGGCCGGATGCTCACCCACATGGGACAATTTACACAAGAGAGGTGCGCGACACAGAATATGACCTGCGGTTATTCCGTAGCGAAGAGGGCCTCTATCATGGGTTTATTGATTTCTTGAATGAGCGTGACCCCGACATGATGATTGCCCACGCGGGAACATTCTTTGACATACCACATATGATTGCCCGACTTGATAAGATTCATGGTCCGGGTGGCGCGGCTAAGTTGAGTCCTCTTGGTATTATCCGATACCCTAAGCAGAAACAGAATGACAGATACCATCCAACAGACCAACCGATTGTAGGGCGATGGCAGTTTGATACTGCCGCACCTGCCACAAGCGGAACAGGGTTTGAGAGAGTATGGAAGGATAGTGGTGGTGGACAACTACCCAATCTTAAGTTGAATACTATCGCAGAAGAGTTAGGGCTTGGTTCAAAACTCACCGAAGAGATTGAGGGCATGGATGTTCACAATGGATGGCGTGAGTATTGGTCGGAGTTTGTTGACTACTGTATGCTTGACACTGTTCTCCTCCGTGGTATTGACGAAGCGCGAAATGTAACTGACTTCTATTCGGAGATGGTTAGGTTGTGTGGTGTCTCAATCCAATCGGCGACGAATGTGACAAACTTCGCGCGAGGTTTATTATCAAGGCGAACCCAACTCAAAGCACCCTCTCGCTACAAGGCTGAGAAGGTTGACTTAGAAGGTGCGGAGTTCATTTTGAAAGAGCCGGGCTTGTATGAGGGTGTTGCTATTGTTGATTACAAGGGGCTATACCCATCACTTATCACAGGACATAACTTGTGCTTCACTACGAAGCGCGACGGTCCGGGTGAGGGTATTGTCCAACTTGAGAACGGTTCGTATTGGGACCAAACCAAGAAAGGAATACTACCCGAAGTGGTTGACTATCTGTTTGAGTTCCGAGCCGAGTGCAAACAGAAGATGAAGGATGCCGAGACTGAACAAGAGAGAGGCGCATGGAATACTACACAGTCTGCTATCAAGAGAGTGATGGCGAGTCTGTATGGGATGACCGCGCATGCTGGATTTGGTTGGGCTGATACTGACATAGCGCACACCATTCTATCGGAGGGTCGTCGCTGTATTCGGTTGCTTGATACGGTAGCAACAAGGCTTGGGTATAATGTTCTGTATGGATTTACGGACAGTGCGTTTATTCAAGTTCCGTTTGAAGACGCGCATACTTTATCTGCTCGCATCACCGAAGCGGTGCAAGATGCTACGGGTAACAAGATGCTCTTTGCTGAACTTGAAGCCTACCTTCCGTATTGGTTCTTTGAGAAGAAGAACAAGTATGCAGGCAGGGTGTCATGGCCTCCCGAAGATGAGGGCAAGATGAAGTCAGCGAACTTCTTGAAGGGTAGCAGTCTTGCACCCCTCAGTAAAGTTGCTGAACGCACCGCGCTTACTTTAATTTGTCAAGGTGAGAGCGAAGCAATTGTCCGAGAAGAGATACTCAAACTCGCGCTACCTGTGCGTAAGGGTGTTGTCTCTCTCAAAGAGGTAACAAAGCAAACGCGGATTAGCCGAGCGCCGGATGATTACAAAATCCTGTCCGGTGCAAGCAAGGCCGCGCATTATTATAACAACAACATGTCCACAGGCGACCCGTTTGAAGCGGGGGATTCTGTCAAGTGGACATATGTAAGGTCTGTTCCTGCCGGTCAGCCACCTACGCAAGTAGTTGCTTACCGAGAGGATGAAGAGATGGAAGGATATACTCTTGATGCTAAAGTCATTCTTGACAAAGCAATCGTGAGTAAATTGAAGGGCATGTATCAAGTCTTGGGTTGGGACTTGAGTGCTGCAACAGGTGAACCCCGACCCGCAACATATTGGTGATTGATATGAACGAAGAAGAAAAGATAGAAAAGATAGAAGAGCGAATAGTTAACCTTGAAACACAGGTTAGAAATTTAGAGACTGAAATAGAAAACCTTGAGACGGAGAATGTATATATCCAAAAGGAACTTGTTAAAGGTATGAGTGTTGTAGCGGCTGTTGCTGAATTACAAGAAGAACTACGGAAATATCATCCCGATGTAATCTTTATTCATAGTGTTCGCGCACAGATGGGGGCGTGACATTGATGAGTGGTTATCCCGATGACTTCCCCGACCATCTATTAGATGAAGACATGGATGGTGTTGAGAAACTATCTTGTGGTTGTT